CATCAAACAAGAGACTATCGCTAAGGGTGGTTTTTGGGTATCGAAGAAGAGATACGCTCAATGGATTATCAATGATAACACCGTAGATTGTGATAAGTTGGATGTAAAGGGATTGGATGTAAAACGTTCATCATTCCCAGTATACTTCAAAGAGGTAATGTCTACTGTACTGATGGATATCCTAAAGGATGAGGACAAGAAGAAGTTGGATGATAAAATCCTAAACTACAAAGATGGGATGACTGACCAACCATTTGTAAATATTGCAAAGAACTCGGCTGTAAAGGATATGTCTAAGTATAGGTTTAAGGACCAAGCACTTGGTGAGTTCATGAAGGGGACACCTGCTCACGTAAAGGCTGCACTTACTTACAACCAACTATTGAAGAAGTTTGACGCTCCTTACAAGTATGAGCCAATGAAAGATGGTGATAAGATTAAATGGGTATACCTAAAGAAGAACCCACTTGGACTTCAGACTACTGGATTTACTGGTCACTCAGACCCGCCTGAGATAAACGCATTCATTGAACAATACATTGACTACGATTTGATTTGGGAGAAAGAGTTGAACAATAAGTTGGATGACTTCTACAAAGCAATGGATTGGGAGAAGCCAAATCCGAATCTGGCTGCTGCAGCACAATTCTTTTCATTTTAATTTGTATAATTCAAAATAATTTCGTATATTAGTAATCAAATAACAATTAAGAACTATGAAAAAGAACTCCTTAGAAGGTTTTATCGCCCGTTATAACTTGGGTGGTGAAGTTGAGTCGGTAAAGATGAACTCAACGGACAATGGAATGGTGGTATCATTCATCTCAGATGACAAGACTCTTTTGGGTACTGTTGAATCTGAAGAGAAAGATTTCCCAAATGGTGAGTATGGTGTATATACAACATCTCAATTAAAAGGACTACTTGGTGTATTAGGTAGTCAAGTTGATGTCAAAGAAGGTGAAGCTGCATTGGTATTCTCCGATGGTAAAACTTCAGTAAACTATATGTTGGCTGACCTATCGGTTATCCCAGTAGTACCTGAACTAAAACAACTTCCACCATTTACATCTACTGTAACTATGGATGGTGACTTCATCGCTACCTTTACAAAAGCTAAAGGTGCTATGAGTGATTCAGACACATTTACATTTACGTGTAAAGAAAACAAAGGTGAGGTAATTTTGGGTTACTCCAAAATCAACTCTAACCGAATCTCTATGAATGTTGATTGTACTTGTGAAAGTGACGTTGAACCAATTTCATTCTCAGCTAAGTACTTGAAAGAGATTCTAAGTGCTAATCGTGGTGCTAAATCATCTTCATTGAAGATTTCACCACAAGGACTTGCTCACGTGTCATTCCAACACGATGGTTTCAAGTCTGATTACTACTTAGTAGAGATTAAGTAATATGCAGTTTTGGGACACAGAACCAACGAAGCCTGTATTCGACTATGATGTTGAGAAGGGGAAGTTCATAGAAAATATGGATTACCTCTCTTCAATGTCGGTTGAAGAGCAAACACTTTACAAGAAGTGGGTAGAGTGGAATTCAGACTTACAAACGTCAATGAAGAGAAAAGCCGCAATGGCTCAATACATTGACCAATTGTGGATGCCAGTTGACATTACAAATAAGGAACAAACAATCAAAGAGATTGAGGACCTTGACCCATATGTTGAGATAGTGACTGATTCTAAGGAGTCAACACGTTGGACTGAAATCCGAAAGTTAATCCATACAATGTCATTCACCGCTAATCCAGGCCGTAACGTTAAGTTATACATCAAGGACCGAGTGAGTGGTAAGTTGTTAGGTTTGGTTTCATTGGGTTCTGATGTCACGTCATTGGGAGTTAGAGATACCTACATTGGGTGGACCAAAGAAAACAAGTTCCAAGATGGTAGACTAAACCACACTACAATAGCAAGTACTATTGTATGTACCCAACCATTGGGTTACAACTTCTTAGGTGGTAAGTTGGTCGCTTGTATGTGTACTTCACCAATCGTCAGAGATTATTGGAAAGAAAAGTATGGTCAGACTCTAATTGCAGTAGGTACTACCTCTTTGTATGGTATCCACTCCCAATACAATGGAATTCCTCACTACAAAACGTTAGGAGAATCTGCTGGTAAGGTTTCAACTAAACCAGACGATTCAGTATACGATGTGTGGCACCAGTGGGTTAAAGAGAACTTACCCGATGACTACGCTAAACATACAACTCAAAAGGAAGGTATATCAGGTCCCGTATCAGGTGTAAAGCAACGTATCCTAACAATGATTTTCAAAGAGTTGGGCATCAAACAATCTCATTACCAACATGGATTCAAACGTGGGGTTTACTTCGCTATGATGTATGATAATGGAAATGAGTTTCTTCGTAACGAAATTGACGAGTCTCAATTGAAGATGAAGAAAAAGTTTGACGAGGGAGATGAATACACAATGAAGTGGTGGAAGAAGAAGGCAATCCGTAGATATGAAAAACTACACGACGAGGGTCGTATAAAGCCTGAACCATTATTCTACCTTGACATCATTGGTATGTCTTGGGAAGATGCTAAAACAAAATATTTAAAAGAAGTAGGTCGATGAGTAATTCATTATGGGTTGAGAAGTATAGACCCGATACATTAGAAGGTTATGTGGGTAATGACCATATCCTTGAGAAAGTAAAGATTTACATTGAGAATGATGATGTACCACACTTACTACTTTATGGAGTTGCTGGTACTGGTAAGACTACTCTCGCTAAAATCATTACCAATCAGATTGATTGTGATGTGATGTACATTAACGCTTCTGATGAAAACTCAGTTGACGCAGTTCGTGATAAGATTCGTGGGTTTGCATCATCTATGGGTTTCCGTAAGTGGAAAGTTGTAATCTTAGATGAGTCTGATTATCTAACACCAAATGCTCAAGCAGCACTCCGTAATCTAATGGAGACGTTTAGTAAATCAACTCGTTTTATCTTAACGTGTAACTATGTGGAGAAGGTAATAGACCCAATCCAATCACGTTGTCAGACATTCGCTATAACCCCTCCATCTAAGAAGGAAGTAGCGAAGAGGTTACATCAAATCCTAACTGAAGAGGGTGTTGAGTTCAACAACGAAGACCTTGCTATCCTCGTTAATAGTGGATATCCTGATATTCGTAGAGTACTAAACGCAGCACAAAGACAAGTTGTAAAGGGTGAGTTGAAGATTGACTCAACATCAACGGTACAAGCTAACTACATTGAAAACGTAATCAAAGTACTTCAGAGTAGTAGTGATATTAAAAAACAATTTACTGAAATCAGACAAGTAATTGCTGATTCTAAAGTAAAAGACTTCACTCCATTGTATAGGGGACTGTATGATGAGGTTGATAACTACGCAAGTGGTAAAGTGGGTCAGACCATCTTAAACATCGCAGATGGTCAATATAAAGACTCAATGGTAGTTGATAAGGAAATCAACGTAATGGCGATGATGTTAAATATTTTAGTAACAATAGGAAAGTAAATTATGGCAAATTCAAACGAATTATTCGAACAAATGACTGAGTTGTTTTCAGACTTCACGGAGTCTCACAATGGTACAACTAAGAAATCTGCAACTCAAGCTAGAAAAGCAATTGGTGAGTTGAAGAAATTGGTAACTGAGTATCGTAAGGCTTCGGTAGAAGAAAACAAATAAGTTATGGCTAAGAAAGGAAAAATCGTAGAGATGGGTCAACCGGCTCAATCCCCACAAATGAACTTGGACGTTACCAAGTTGAAAAATGTGACGTGTCCTCAATGTGATGGTATCTTCTTTGATGAACTACAAATGTTCAAAGAGGTATCAGCAGTACAATCACCAAATGGTCAGGCATCGATGATTCCTATCCCAGTAGTGGTATGTAACAATTGTGGTACAGTTCACCCTAAGTTCACTCCAAAAGAACTATTCGAAGATGTCGCAGACCAAGAAGGCTAAGACATTATTTCAACACCTTTCGGGAATAAAGGAAAAGAAAACTCCTTGGGAATCCCTATCAGTTATGGATAAAAAAAGTTTCGAACCATTTATGGTAAACCGATTTTTGTCTATGAATATGGGACTCCTTGAGTTGGTCAATGAGTTACAACAATATACCATTGGCCAACTCTCACCGAAAGATGTTTACAAATTGTATTTAGATGTTCTACCTAAAAAGAGGTCCTTTGATAAGTACATCAAAGCGAAGGGTAGTGACAAATACAACGATAAGGTATTGAATTACCTATCAAAGTACTATGAAGTATCTCAGCGTGAGGTAAAGGATTACCTTGAAATCCTATCAAAGGATGATATAATTGAAATCATTCAAAAGTTCGGAGTAGATAAAAAAGATATAAAAAAATGGCTGAAGTAATTAAAGAAGCAACAAACAAGGTAGAGTGGGTACGTGAAGAAGAACGACCAATCTATGGTGAACCTACCGCAAGGCAATTTTGTGAAGAAACTTATCCTGAAATGATGGAGGAGTACAAACGAATTATGTGGGAACAATACGAAACCTTTTGTAAGAAGCAACGAAACTATGGACCAGGTAACATCTCGGTTGGAACTCCGTTGGAGACAAAAGATGATGTAAAGTTATCACTAACTGGATTGTGGTTTAGAATGAACGATAAGGTTCAGAGACTAAAACAACTCGTAGTATTGGGTCAGCCGGACGAGGTTGGTGAATCACTACAAGATACCTACGCAGACCTTTCAGTTTATGGTATCATTGCGCAATTAGTGCAAAACGGAAAATGGGCAAAGTAAAAAAACCCGATAATATAGTTCACTCTGAAAAAGATGGATATAATGCAAATTTACTACCATATTCAACTTCAGTTGGTGCACCTAAAATAGAAACTGAGGACATTGACCTTTGGAAACAACGTGGGGTACATAAGGTAAACCAACAACTCAATACTAAATTTAATGAGTTGAAGGATGAGTATCAAAAACTTGTTGAAGAATATAAATGGAACGAGTTGGTTTATACCACCAAATTTAGTTTCGAACCTGTAATAGGCGAAACATATCACCTATATGTCGGTTCTGATGGTGGTGTATTCTTATCGTTGATAAATCCAAGTGAGTGGAATCGAGAGCATATTGGTTCTTTCATATTAGGTAGTGACCAAAAGTGGTTAAAAGTCTAACAATTTCTTAACATTAAAATTTGGTAGTTTAAAAATAAAGTTGTATATTAGAGTATATGAAAAAATCAATAGTATCAAACGTATTCAACCTTTCAGTCAATGAAGAGCAGAAAGGTGATTCTAAAGTATCCTATTCTCAGTACACGATGTATGCTAATTGCCCTAAACAATGGAAACTGACATACCAAGATGGCCACAAAGATTTTGACCCATCTATACACCTCGTGTTCGGAACTGCGATGCACGAAACAATTCAAGGATGGTTACAAGTAATGTACAACGATTCAGTCGTAGAGGCTGAGAAGATGGACTTGAACCAAATCCTATTGGAAGAGATGGCTAAGGAGTATACCATTATGACTGAACGTTATGGTGCATTCACTAACAAAAGTGAAATGAACGAGTTCTATGAAGATGGTATCTATATCTTAGACTTCCTTCGTAAGAATAGAGCTGATTACTTTTCAGTTAAGAAGATGAGACTCTTAGGGGTAGAACTTCCAATCTATTATCCAACCGATGCTAACGAGAACATTATGATGAAGGGTTTCCTTGATTTGGTGTTTGAGACTATCGAAGATGGGACAATTGAGATTTGGGATATCAAGACCTCAACTAAGGGGTGGAATGCTTATCAGAAGAAGGATAAGACCAAGACCGCTCAGTTGGTTCTATACAAGAAGTTTTTCTCTAAACAATATGGGTATCCATTAGATAAGATTCAAGTCCGTTACTTTATTGTAAAACGTAAGTTATGGGAAGAGGCTATGTTCGCTCAGAAGAGAGTACAAGACTTCGTACCAGCTCATGGTAGTATTACAATGAGAAACGTATCAACAAGTTTTGATGAGTTCATCTCTAAGTCATTCAATGAAGATGGGTCATATAATACTGATGGTGAGTTCCCTGCCCTTGCTGGTAAGAACAATAAGAATTGTAAGTATTGTCCATTCAAGAAAAGTGAATTGTGTAATCGTAAAGAAAGAATAAAATCTTAATATATGAAAAAGTTACTATTATTATCATTGGTCACATTAACATCAGCATCTTACTCCTACATTATTAGAAAGCAGGAATCTGTAATTAAAATACCGAGAAAAGAAATTAATATAGAAGTACCCACTCAATCAATTGAATTAACACCAATATCTTTAAGAAATCTAAACGATTTAGTAGATGCTATAATTTGGGTAGAGAGTCGTGGAGACACTTCTGCTTATTGTAAACGAGAAGACGCAGTAGGTGTTCTTCAAATTAGACCAATAATGTTGAGAGAAGTTAACCGAATTTTAGATTTACAAGGTTCGAGTACCATATATACATTAGAGGACCGTTGGAATAGAGATAAATCTATTCAAATGTTTAATGTAATCGCAAATTATTATCACGAAACAAGTTCATATGAGAAAATCGCAAGGTGTTGGAATGGTGGTCCGAAGGGACTTCAAAAGAAGCAAACCGAAAAGTATTGGAGAAAGGTTCAAAAAAGACTCAACAAAAATGAGAATAGCTCTAATAGGAAGTCCTAACTACGAGAATCGTGGTGA